TCAATGAGACAAAAACTCAATCAGAAAGACGACTACTAAATAGCTGGAAGCTAGTTTTATATAAATGGCGAAACCTAGCACTAGACAAGAACTGATCGATTACTGTCTTAGACAGCTGGGTGAACCAGTTCTGGAAGTTAACGTTGATGAAGATCAGATTGAAGATCTTGTCGATGATGCAATTCAATACTTCCAAGAACGTCACATGGATGGTGTTGAGAGGATGTTCCTTAAACACCAAATTTCTCAATGGGAAATTGATGCTGCAAGAACAAAACAAGTAGGTTCTATTGGAATTCACTCTCAATCTTTCAATGGTGGAGCTTCTGGTATTGTAAGAGTTGGAACGGCAAATACTGTTGGAGTTGTAACAACACCAGGATCTATTGTTCTACCCAATCATGGACTCGCAACAGGAACCCAAATCTTCTACAGCCTTGGTGTTGGCGCAACATCGATTGGTATTCGATCAGACACAGTTTTGGCCGGTGTTGGTACGACTTCGTTTTTGGGAATTGGCACTGATAGTGTTGAATTGTATGCTATTGCAAGTGGTCGCAATGAAATACAGGTGGCTGCCTCTCTTGCTGATGCAAAGGCCGGAACTGCCATAAGTTTTACGTCGGTTGGTGTTGGATCAACACACTTTATTACAACAAAAACCGAATATACCGAAGCAAGAAATTATATAGAAATTCCAGATCATGTTATTGGAGTAAATGGTATTTTCAGATTTGATGATAATACTATTTCTCAGAATATGTTTAGTATTTCATATCAAATTTTCTTGAATGATGTTTATAACTTCAGTTCCGTTGAACTGTTGACATATTCTATGGTAAAAGAATATCTAGAAACTATTCAATTCTTAATTAGTCCAGACAAAAAAGCAAGATATAACAAGAGAGGAAATAGACTTTACATTGATATGGATTGGCAGTCTCAGACAGCCAATGACTATCTTGTGATTGATTGTTATAGGATCTTAGATCCAAGTAGTAATGCGGAAGTTTATAATGATAGTTTTCTTAAGAGGTATCTGACATCATTGATTAAACGTCAGTGGGGTCAAAACTTAATGAAGTTCCAAGGAGTTCAATTACCAGGTGGAATTACATTAAATGGAAGACAGTTGTATGAGGATGCTTTGAGAGAACTTGCAGAATTACAACAGAGGATGACATTTGATTATGAACTTCCACCCCTTGACATGATCGGCTAATGACACCACTAAATCCCTTTTTCCGACAAGAAGTTGCCAGTGAACAAAGGCTGGTGCAAGATTTGGTCAATGAACATCTGAGGATGTATGGCCAAGAAGTTTACTATCTTCCCAGAAAATATTATGGAACTGATTCTATTATGCGAGAAAATATTCTCGCAAGATTCAATGACGCATATCCAATTGAAGCCTACGTTGCAAATGTAGATGGATTTCAAGGATCTGGAGATCTGATGACTAAATTTGGCATCAGAGTTACTGATGAGGCCACTTTTATAATTTCCAAAGAACGATTTGAGGATTATATTACAGAATTAATTTCAAACATTGATTCTACGGAGGATCAAAGAAGAGCTGATCCAGATGACGGAGTTGCAATAAGACCAGTAGAGGGAGATCTTGTTTACTTTCCACTAACCGATAGTCTTTTTGAGATTAAATTTGTAGAGCATGAAAGTCCATTTTATCAACTTGGAAAACTCTATACTTATGAGTTAAGATGCGAACTCTTCGAGTATGAACAAGAAGTTATTGATACTGGAATAGGTCAAATCGATGATAATTTGTCCGATATTGGATATGTTGTAACACTGACTCTTGCAGGAACTGGAGTTACAGCCACAGCAAATGCAGGACTCCGAGATGGTGCTGTAAATGAACTTGTATTACTAAATGATGGATATGGATACACATCAACTCCAACTGTTGCCATTTCTTCATCGCCTAATGGAAATCCAAATTCACATGCAACTGCTGTAGCGATTACCACAATTGGTGCAGGATCAACAACATATTCAATTAAGTCACTTCAAATTACCAATACTGGATTTGGATATACTCAGGCCCCAACGGTAACGATTGTTGGTTCTGGTTCTGGTGCCAAAGCAAGAGCAAACATTGGAACTTCTGGTGTATTTTATGTCAGTGGTTTTACAGGTGGTTCGGAATATACAGATATTCCTAATATTGGTATTTCAACATCTCCAGTTGGATTAAGTACAGCAAACGCAGCGGCCACAGCAGTTGTCTCTGCTGCAGGAACCATAACTGGATTTAGAATTACTAACGCTGGTTTTGGATATACTGAGGCTCCAACAGTAACTATTGATACCCCATATAAGAGAAGAAGAGCAACAGGAACGGTAGGATTTACAACATTACCAGTTGGTTTGGGAACGGTAACTTCAATACGCATTTCTGATGCTGGATTTGGATATACAACTGCTCCAACAGTGACTATTTCCGATCCTTCTGGATTTAGTGCTGGTATTATTACTGCCCAACTTGCTAATGCTGGTGTTGGCAGCACGTTGAGTGCTCTGCTGGTTGGTATTGGAACTACAAATACAGGTAGAACTACTGGAAATGGATATGGAGTTGCTCCAGTTCTTACAATTTCAGATCCATCTGGATTCCGTGCTGGTGTTGTCACGGCTGGTGTAGGAATTGGAACTACAATAAATTCCATAAGTTTGGGATATTCTGGTGCATTCTATAGTAGTTCACCTGTGGTATCCATAACTGGACCAAGTACAACCCTTGGTATTGGAAGTACGGCAATAGCCACTTCTGCGATTGATACCAGTGGTAGATTGACGGCTATAACTCTTACATCTCCTGGATTTGGATACAGTACAACTGACACAATAACTGTAACACTGACTGGTGGTATTGGTACGGCAACTGGAATTGTAGGAATTGCAACCACTTCAGGAAAAATTATTTCAGCATCTCTTACTAATATTGGATTTGGATATACAACTGTTCCAACGGTGACTCTTGTTGGTGGTATTAGTACGGCCACAGCAACTGCATCCATTAGTGCAACTGGAAGTGTCACTGGAGTTACACTTACCAATGTTGGTGCTGGATACACAACACAACCAACAGTTTCGTTCTCAATTCCAAATACTCCAGTTAATACGGGTGATTATGTTTATAACGAAATTGTTACTGGACAAACAGGACTTGCAACCGCACTTGTTAAGGATTGGGACAAACCAACAAGAACTCTTAAAGTTTACAGTGTTGCTGGAGATCTTAGGGTTGGCGAAATACTTGCAGGTTCCGCAACAACTGTGTCCACAGCAAATACATCTCATATAACTGCAAATTATTTTGTGGAATCTGTATCCTATGAACATAATGTTTCTACAGGTGTTGATGCATATGAATCAAATACAGAATTCCAAGATGCAGCCACAGATGTAGATGGCATTGTTGACTGGACCGAGACCAATCCATTCGGTACATTCTAAATAGCTAGATAATCATAAAAGATCATGGTAGGCACATACTTTTATCATCAAATTCTGAGAAGAACCGTTATTGGTTTTGGTACTCTCTTCAACAACATCGAGATTCGTCAGAAGAACGATGCTGGTGAATATGAGAATAGAATGAAAGTGCCTATGGCCTATGGTCCTATTCAAAAGTTCCTGGCCAAAATTGAACAACAACCCAAGTTGAGAGGAAGGCCTGCAATTACTCTTCCTCGACTGTCATTTGAGATGACAGGTATTTCTTATGATCCAACCAGAAAAGCCACTGTCACTCAAACATTTAAGAGTGTAAGTGGTGCAAATGCAGGGAACGTGAAAAAAGTTTATATGCCTGTTCCTTACAACATTGCTTTTCAGTTGAGTATTGCAACAAAAACAAATGATGATATGCTTCAAATCATTGAACAAATTCTTCCATACTTTCAACCATCACTTAATGTAACAATTAACTTGGTCGATAGTATTGGTGAGAAGAGAGATGTTCCAATCATTCTTGAGAACATTAATATGTCCGATGATTATGAGGGCAATTTTGATAATCGTCGTGCAATGATCACAACAATGACATTCACGGCCAAGACATATATGTTTGGTGCGATTGCAGACACGCCAGACGGTCTTATCAAGAAGGTACAGGTCGATTATTTCACTGATACTGACAGAGTTCGTGCAAGAAGAGAAGTACGTTATCGTGCAACTCCTCGCGCTATCAAGGACTATAATGATGACAATACTGGACGATTGACCAAAGACTTCACTGCTGAGCAAACCACTCTAACAGTGCAAAATGCGTCAGGATTTACAGTTGACGATTACATTGTTATTGGTTCTGAAAATATGCAAATACGCTCCATCTCGGGCAATGATATCACCGTCCATCGTGGTGTTGATGGAACAACAACAACTGATCATGCTTCTGGATCTACTATAGACATTATTAGTGGAACTAGAACACCTGATCTGCCTCTGACTGGTGATGATGCCCTTATTCTTGATGGTGATGATTTTGGTTTCAACGAACTCACATCATTCTATCAAGATTTCCAAGAATATTCACCATCGCAAGGAACTGATGTTTAATGAGGAGGAAAGAGCATGGCGTTTGATGATATCGGGAAAGCACTTGAAATTATTACGGATGATGGATGCAGTGAGATTGCCCCTACTAGCGGCGATGTACCAGTCAAAAGACAAAAAGAAGAAAAACCAGACCTAAGTAGAGATTACGAATACACAAGAGGTCAATTGTATTCGTTAATCGAAAAGGGCCAGGAAGCTATTGATGGGATCATGGAGATCTCACAAGAGACTGGTTCTGCGAGAGCTTATGAAGTTACTGGCCAACTAATTAAGAATGTGG